GGGACTCTGCGTCACTCTCGGAAGCAGAAATCTTGCGCTCGGATTCGAGCAGGGTGTCGAAGCCGCCACCGGCTCCTGGGGTGGTCACCACGTCAACGGAGTGCACCGCGGTGAAGCGTTCGAGCACCGGGCCGTCGTCGCCTTCGGCCATTTCGCCCTCGGCCCGGATCGACATTCCGATAACCCCGGCCTCGGCGCGGGATTTCACAAACTCCTGGTATTCCGGAAAGAATGTGGCCTTCGCATAAAGATCCTTGCCGTCGTATTCCGCATTCTCGGAAAGGTAGCCAATAATGTCCTCGACGCTGCGCTCCGGCCGGGACAATTTCTCGTCCAGGCTGGGGTGGTTCTTGTAAATCCGGATGCCCGAGGTGAAAAGGCCCTTGCCGGACTCCAGCGCCTCTTTCGGATACCACGCCGAGGAACCCTGCCGGTCGCCCTCAATGATCTTGATGCGCCACGATTTACCAGTCAGCTGGTCAGGCGCAATTCGCCCCGCCTCGACAATTTGCTGCACGGACATAAAGGTGTCTCCAATCCTCGTTTACCAGTTTAGCAGTCTGGTATTTAGAGAATTGGAGACACAGGATCAAATAGTAAAGGGTGGGAGCGCGTTATTGCCGCCCTCTGCCAGCTAACTAGGACTGCCCGTAGGCTCCGGCGATGGCCTGGAAGAAGCATCGTGCGATGTATTTGTGTCCCTCATGGGTGGGGTGGATGCCATCCGATCCAATGAAAAAGTCCGCGTTGCCATTATTCGCCAAAGCCCCGGCCTTTCCCGTGCCGTAGAAGATGCCTGCGAGGTCCACGAACTTGCGGCCCTTCGCCTCCGTCCCGGCCTTGACAGCAGCGTTCTGTGCTGTGAATCCAGCCTTGGTGACGGTGCCGGTGACGTACACTTCCGGCACGTTGGCGCACCCATCGAGGGCGGCTTCTACTGCCGCTTGGACGCCGGTTGCTGACGTGTCGTTCCGGGAGCCCGCGAAAATAATCACGTCCGGGTTCATGGCCACGACGGGGGCGACTCGCGCCCCAAAATGCGACTGTGTTTCGCTGCCCGACTGCGCTACCCAGCCCGTCCCGCCAATGCCTGCGAGGATGACCTGATCGGCTCCGAGCAGGTACGCCAGACGTAACGCATACGTTTCGGTAAAAACTGCCCCGCCGGGAGCCACGCCTGACCCGTTAGTTAGCGAGTCTCCGATAATGGCAATGCGCCGCTTGACTGCGTAATCGGGACGAATGACACTATGCCCCGTGGTGACCTGCACGCCGCCGAAACTGCCCGCAGAGGGGTTAAGTCCGATGATCTGAATACGTCGGAACCCTGTTGAGGGGAATGTGAGCCTCATTCGGGTCCATGATCCGGCGGCGGTGGTGGACTGAATGCGGGTGTCCTGCACCATGCGCCCGTTGACAAGGATGATGCCCTGATTGGGGCTGGTGATCCCGGCGCGGCTCTTGACCTGCACAATGTCGGAGGTGGTTTCAAACTCAACGCTAAACGGCCAGTAAGCGGATTGCGTAGCACCGCCCGGCTTCAGCGTGCTGTCCACGAACTGGGTAGGGTCCGCGGGTGTGGCGACACCCTGTGGGAACCCGAAGTACCGGAACCGGGCGTCTCCGTCCATGTCCAGCCCGGCGTTCGCCACATCCCCGATACGCTTCGGAGCTACCAGTGTGCCGTACCCAGCCCCGTCGAACGTGATAACGGGTGTATCGGAGACTGGCGGCGGGGCGAAAGCATCCGTTACCCACCTGTCCAGCATCCGAAGGCCGAGAACCTTCCCGGCCTGCTCAGGAAGCCCCTTTCGCGGGGCGAAGGCTGCCTTCAGGGGTACGGAGGCCGCCTGCACGTCAGGGGCATAGCCCGAGGCCATCTCCGCCTTCAGCTTCTCGATTCTGCGGGCCACCATCAGGTCGGTGAATGCGTTGGACATGGTGTTCTCTTTCCTAAAGGGCTAGGCGAAGCTGACCAGCGGCCGCACTACCTCATGGGAGTGGAGGTATCCGTCCCCGATGAACATTTCTCCAGAGATTGTGTAGCTGAAAGTCTGTACCAGCTGCATAGGCTCTCCGGGGGCGGGCAGCATGAACAGGCCGGAGCGTGTCCCCTTGCCGGAGCTGTCGTTGGCAATGCAGTAGTAGATGCCCGTGGCCGGGTCCACCGCACCGAAGAACGCCTTATCGAAGAACTGATCCCCGAAGATCGTTGCCGTCAGGCCGGTGGCAGCACCCCAGCTCGCGGTGGCGGTAGTAGCGGACGTCGAAGATGACACCGCCGTAATGTAGTTGATCGAGTCGGCAGTGCGGGAATGGTTAATCCTGCGGCCCACATCGGCAGCTGTAAAGTTCGCCGTTGCAGACGTAACAGTGGTCGAGTTGGTTGTTGTGACTAGATCGGTTACCACCCTCGAACCGGCTCCTCCCGGTACGGCAACTTCGTAATGCCACGTCGGGGTTGCTGCGTAGGTCTTCAGGGTGTCCCGGTCCACAACGAGAACGGACGCAACGCCAGAATCCGCCGCGAGGTACACCCAGTCTTCGGTGAAACTGATCTGCACCGACTGCCACTGGCTATCAATAAGGCTCCAAGTTTGTCCGTAGTTAGTCGAACGATAGGTGCGTGCGCCGCTGTCCCCGGTGGTCATCCAAACATGCCCAGGGTTGTAAGGATCAGGCGCGATTGCGTGGACGTGCCTGACAATTCCCGTGGGGGTTACCTCTGTGAATGCCCCTGTGCTTACAGAACCGCGCCAAACTTTAGCTGCTGTGGGGGTGCCATAGTCGCCAATGTAGACATATGAGCCGTCAGCGTTCATACAGGTCCCCAGCAAACCTCCGTTGGTTGACATGCTGACTAGTGGGGCGGACCACGCATAAGTGCCCGTTGTAACGGGAGCCCGCCATACCTTCGTGAGGCCGTCCGCAGAGTCCACTGCGCCGATCCATACATAACTTCCGGCCCGAAGTATCTTCTTAATGCTGGTGGCGAGCACCCCTGTTGGGAGGCCTCGGCTGGCGCTCATTGTCACGCCGTGGTTAGTGGTTGTGGTCAGGTCCACACTGTTGGCGTACCACAAGAGATTATCCACCGGGTCGAATCCCTTGGCCTGCCTACTCGCCAGTGCCGGAACCGACTTGGCGAAAGGTGCCAGCGACTGTATGAAATGGCGCTTCCCATGAGTAGCCGCAAATTCTCCTTTCAGCTTCTCGATTTTGCGGGCAACCATCAGATCCGTAAAGGCGTTGGACACGGGGGTCTCCTAAACTTTCGCGCCGGAGCGCCCGGCCTTGGTGGCGTCCGAACGGTAAGAGTTGTCCCCGTTGGAGGGGTTGTAGTTGTCCGGCTGCTCGGCGGCCTTGGCCTTCAGCTCGGCGTCCTTCTCTGCCTGCTCCGCCTGTTTGGTCATCTGCAGGATCAGGTTGCCCAGCTGCTCCTCGGTGGGCACACCGGAGTCGAGGTCCAGGTCGAAGGCGTGGATGAGCATGTCCCGGACCTCCTCGGCGGAGAACACGTTCAGCGCCGCGGCCTGCACAATGGACTGGACCTGCCGGTAGACCGCTTCCTCGCTGATCTTGGGGAACTTCACTTCGATGTCCATGCCGAAGTAGGTGAACACCTGCCCGAAGAACGCGGCGTGCTCGGCCTGGCGTTCCTTGAAGATCTTCTCGTTCACGGTGGTCAGGGTCTCGGCCGAGGCGCGGTTGGCCTCCCCGGCGTCGGCGGTGAGTTCGTTCAGCGGCACGTTCAGCCCGGCGGCGACGTATCCGGCCAGCGGGATGCCCGCCTTGAAGTCCACCGCCCCGCCCGTGCGGCCCATCGCGGTGATGGTGGCCCCCTGGGAGCCCAGGAACGTGGCCCCGACGTGGTTGGGTTCGCCCGTGTGCGGGTCCAGCGTGGGGGAGTTGCCCACCTTGGCCGCCGCCGCCTTGACGGTGGAGGTGGCCGGGGCCGTGACCTTGAAGGCGTACCGGGCGTAGGACTTCACCAGCGACGCCTGGGTCTCCAGGAACTCCTTGTGTGCCTTGGCCCAGGACATGACGTTGAGCACGTCCGGCACGCCCCAGCGCCAGCCGGACTGCTTGTTCGGGTTGGACACCGCGATGGCGGAAGACCAGTCCACCGGCTTGCCGCGCCACCGCCGCGGGCGGCCATAGACCTCGGCATCGTAGTCGGTGGCCGGGTAGTACACGATGTTGTGCTCGACGCTCTCCTTCTCATCGGTCGTCGAGGAGACGGTGGAGTCCCATTCCCGCCGGTAGAACCACACCTCCTCGAAGCAGTCCGGGTTGTTGATGGTCCCGGTGATCTGGGTCAGCGGGATGCGCTGCACGCGGGCCTTGGGCAGCTTGGTCAGCAGCAGGACAAAGTTGCCGTCGGTGCCCAGGCACATCTCCATCTCGGCGTAGGCCTTGGGCGAGACCAGCCATTTCTTGTTGGCCGGGTTCTCGAAGAACTCCGGGTAATTCTCCATCCCCTCGAACTCCACGCCGCCGCCCCAGATGTAGGCGGTGCGCACGTTCATGCCGCGCTTGACCAGCGGGTTGATGGTGACCAGCGCGCGGGTGGTGACGGAGTTCTTCTTGGCCGCCTCCAGCGGGTACTCGGTGCCGTTGTATTCCTCGCCCATCGGCTTCCAGCCGATGTCCTCGAAGCGCAGCAGCGCGTCCCGCAGGGATTCCTGCAGATATTCCAGCCCGTTCTGCAGGGCGGCGTTTTTCTCCCGGAGTTCGGCAACTTCGCGCAGCGAGGAGGGCGCTTCCGAAAGTGTTACCTGCGTGCGTCGGTTCCTGGCCAATGAAACTCCTAAAGTCTGCGGCAATAAGCCTCCCCCACAGTTTATCAAGTGGGTATTTAGTGATTTCTTCGTACAGGAATATCAATACATCGA